CCATTTATTTCCTTGCGGAAATTTACAAGCGGGGTGTTGGCAACGCCCAGCTTGCAGAAGAAATCAAAGGGCTGAACTATAACGATGTTTACACGGTATGCGATTGCGCTGAACCTAAGAGTATCAAGGATTTGCGGGATTGCGGAATCAATGCAAAAGAGTGTTACAAACGCCCTGGATGTGTAGAATACCGTGTGAAATGGTTGCAGCACCGGCGGCTTGTGATAGACCCCGCCCGGACACCGAACGCATACCGGGCATTTGTCAATTACAGCTACGCCACGGACAAGGATGGAAACATTCTGAGCGTACTACCTGATAAAGATAACCACACGGTTGACGGATGTGCTTATGCCCTTAATAGAGTAATTTGGAGCCGGGGATATACCGCATGATTGGGGGGGATAAAGATGTGTTATGTTCAAGTGAGGTGCTTTAATTGCGGCGCAACGTATGATCTATACTTTGACAGTGAGCCAACCAGCACTTGCCCACATTGTTTGGCTGAAATGGCAAAAAGCCCTTTCAAGAAACTGCGGAACGCCCTTTACACGGTGGAGGAAGTCAACAAAGATTTTCGCAAAGCCCATGTTGAACAGGGGCGGAACTTGTTTCAGATTGAGATTAAAAGCCATTATGTGCCCATTGAAAAATTCAATACTTAAGGAAGGAAGATTTAACATGATCGAAAATTTAAGAGAGCGAGTTACCACCAGCGAAGATACGCGAGCGAAAGCAGTTCGGGCATTGGGCTTTGACGAGCCGCCGGTTGAGAAGAAGCTGTCCCGGCGCGACTTCGGCAGCGATGAGGAGTATTTTGATGCCGACGCGGGATTGTCGGTAAAGCAAAATTCCCCGGAGTATCGGGAGGCATACAGAAAAGTACGCAGGGAGTTTAATGCAAAGAAACAGGCGGAAGAGCAGGCGGCAGCGGACGCGGAGCACCAAGCGGCACTCGCACGGGATATCAAAAATTGTGTGCTCAGTCCGGAGGAACAGAGTGCCGTGGATGAACGGGCACGGAATCTGGCACAGTCCGACCTTGCCAACGGAAGAATTTCCTATCACCAGATGGGCGCGGCGGTTGAGAACTATTGCGCGAGGTTGACAGAAAAGGCGAAAAAAGATAAGGTGCACACGGCAGACTTCAACCAGCAGATTCGTGAGGCGATGAGCGCGGCGCTGGGAAGGAGATGAGCCAATGAGTGAAAATCTGAAAATCTCTGTTGTCCGGGGAGAAAAAAGGATTGAGGTCAATGACCAGGGGGAGTATATCATCCTCCCCCTGGGAGATCAGGCGTTTATGTCGGGACTTATAGGCCTGGTACAGAGCTTCAAGGGTATGGAGAGCAGCTATCAGGCGGGATTTGACAAGATTAACGCCATGCCAACATCAACAGAGGCTGAACAGATTGATAAATGCGCAGCTGCCTGCAAATTTAACACTGAGGTTTGCGACGAACTGCGTGAGAAGGTGGATAGCCTTTTCAAGGATGAAGTCTGCCGCAAAGTGTTCGGGCCGATTACACCCGGATTATATGAGTTTGCACAATTTTTCAACCAGCTGGCACCCTTTGTACAAAAAGCCCAGGAAGAGAGATTTGCCCACATCCGAAAGTACACGGACCGCTATCACAAGGGGTGATGCAGCATGGCGGATTATGATGGTTCTATCCGGATTAAGGCCGAAATCGACAGTGGGAAAGCGGAAAAACAGCTTGGGGACCTGTCAAAAAGCGCCTCAAGTATTTCCGATGGCTTTGAGGACGCAGAAAAGGCAAGCATCTCATTTGGAGACGTTTTAAAGGCGAATGTCCTCTCTGATGCTATTATGTCCGGCTTTCATCAGCTCACTGACGCTTTGGGAGGTTTTATATCCGGCTCGGTATCCACCGCCGCCGAGCTGAAGGCGGAGGCATCGCAGTATGAGCAGGCTTTCGGGGCAATGGAGGGTACGGCGACCGATGCGATCTCCGGCATTGCCGAGGAAACGGGCATCCTTGATACCCGGCTGAGGGGCGCAGCCACCTCCATCTATGCCTTTGCCCGGTCCTCTGGCGGTACGGAAATGGAAAGCATGGCCCTCATGGAGGGTGCTCTGGCGGCAGCAGCGGACGCGGCCGCTTACTATGACCGCTCCTTAGAGGACACCACCGGGACGCTCATGTCATTTTTAAAGGGCAATTACGAAAATGACGCCGCTTTGGGCCTGTCCGCAACAGAAACCACCCAAAACGCCGCCGCTATGGAGGCGTTTGGGACAGAATTCAATAACCTTTCAGAGATCCAAAAGCAACAGGTTCTGTTAAAAATGGTGACGGACGCACAAGCACTTTCCGGTGCAATGGGACAAGCTGCGAGAGAGAGCGACGGTCTTGAAAACGTCATGGGAAACCTGAGCGAGGTCGGGCGGCAGATCCAGGGGAACATCGGCGCTCCCGTCCTTGAAGCCATAATTCCGGCCATACAAGAAATCACAAATGCTCTGATAGGGTGGACGGACGGAGTTGATTGGACAGCATTCAGCAACGCTATCAGCGGATTCATTTCCGGCTTAATTGACAATGGGCCTACCATCGTCAGCATTATCGCGGGGATCGGCGCGGGGTTTCTGGCGTGGAAAGCCACTACTATGATACAGAGCGTCGTATCTGCTGTATCTGCCATGATCCCGGCACTGACCGGGGCAACAGGGGCGCAAACGGGGCTAAATGCCGCTTTGTCGGCAAATCCTATTGGAATTGTTGTTACTGCCGTTACAGCATTGATTACCATTATAACAACGCTATGGACCACCAATGAGGATTTCCGAAACGCCGTAATTGACATATGGGAAAATATCAAGAGCGCATTCGTGGACGCTTGGAATGCCGTCAAGGCAGCGTGGGGGGTGGCATCTGCGTTTTTTCGTGCCATATGGGGCGCTATCAGAACAACGTTTGACCCTGTCTTTGATTATCTGTCTGGCATATTTGAAGATGCTTGGGAGAACGTCAAGCAAACTTTCACAGGTGTAATTGATTTTGTTGCTGGCGTGTTTACTGGAGACTGGGAACGAGCATGGGACGGCGTTAAAGGAATATTCACGGGAGTGTGGAACGGGATTGTTTCAGCGCTGGAGGGTGCGGTAAACCTTATCATTAGGGGCATTAACTGGATGATAGGCCAGCTGAACAAAGTCAGCTTCACAATCCCGGATTGGGTTCCCGCTGTTGGTGGAAACAGATTTGGCTTCAATATCCCACGCATATCTGAGGTTCATATTCCCCGCCTCGCCGCCGGTGCAGTGATCCCGCCCAACCGTGAATTCCTGGCCGTGCTGGGAGACCAGAGCAGCGGCACGAACGTAGAAGCGCCCGCTTCGCTCATCAAGCAAATGGTCATGGAAGGAATACAGGCGGCGGGCGGAATCGGCGATATCAATATCACTGTGGAGAGCATTTTGGATGGTAAGGTTGTGGCCCGAAACACTGTCAAACACATCAACAACATGACCCGTCAGGCCGGAAAGCCTGTGCTGCTATTTTGAGAGGAGAAGACAATGAAAAATTCAGTTGAAAAGCTGGCGGAGAGCATCATGAAAAATCTGGTGTCCGTCATGTCAGATGATAGGCCGGTGAAGCTGGTTCGAGATGCCGCCGGGGCCTTGAAGGAGGCGGCTGAACCTACTCAAAATTGAGCAAGGGCAGGGTATAACGTTTCGTTACATCGTCTTGGAAGGGGGCGGTAATTTCCGTACCCATTCCAAAAGGGGGGGGCAAATTTGATCCTCCTTTGGTATGGGGTTGCAAATTTGCAGCCCCTCGCCATGCCCACAAGTGGGCAGCACGACGGGAAATTTCCCGCCCCCTTAAGGGTGCGCCAAATTTGGTGCACTTTCCCAATTTGTTGGGAAACCACGTAGTGACCTGGTGAAATGCCACCTCATCAATGTCGGTGTCGATTGGTTGACCCGGGCAAAAATGTCCACGCCCCCAATTTTGTGGTCTCCTCAAATCTGAGGAGACCGGCTCAGTTTTGGACCGTCCGCAATGCCTCCAGATTTGGCGGCATTGTTGGCAAATAGCAACCCGCTCAATTTTGAGCGCTCCCCCTACTTCAATTCGGGGTAGAGGTACAATCAGGTGTTTTCACACCCGATCTTATTCCCCTATTCGCCTTCTGGCGGGACGTGAAACGCGAGGGGGGCCCTTCGAATGCTCACAGCAAATTTGTGGTCAGCTCGGGGGTGTGGCAGCCTTGCTTGAAAGGGTCTCATTTGAAATGCAGGCCCGCCCCTGTCGCAAGAGTAGCAAAAGGGGAGCCTTTGCTACTTTTGCTCTGGTAGGAACGGGCGCAAAATTGAGCCGGTTGCCAGGGGGGCCTCGTTTCAGGGCAGCCCCCTGAAGCAAGATCAACCAGCGGGTGGAAGGCCAGATTTCAAATCCGCCCTTTCCCCAGTTCAGGGGAATAAACGCATTTGAAATGCGAAAACCCCGTCCTGGCAGGAACCTCCTAAGATTTGAGGGGATTGCAGTTTGAGCCACACTTGATATGCTCTTTGAACTGGAGGAAGAGAGGCAATATGAGTAATGAAGAATTGGCCGTGCTGGCCCAGGGTGGGGATCGTGAATCGCTGATGACCTTATGGAGTCAGGTAAACCGGCTTGTCTGGAAAAATGCCAATCGGTGGGCCGCTTTTGGCCGTGGTGGAGCAACTGTGGAGGATTTGGTCCAAGCCGGTTTCATTGCCCTGCTGCGGACCGTGGACAGCTTCGACCCGAGAAAGGCGAAGTTTTCCACCCACTTGTACACATATCTGCGGGCAGAGTTTACAGAGGCCACCGGGCAAAGGTCCACCCGGACGCAGCGTGACCCCCTCCACTCTGCGGTCAGCCTGGACACACCTTTGGTAGATGCGGACAATGACGAATGGGGCAGCATTGAACTATGTGACGCCATCATTGACCCGACAGCTGAGGACGCTTTTCTTGATGTGGAGCATGAAGAACTTTGCTCCGCTGTGAGGGCGGCGGTGGACGCCTTGCCAGAGTGCCAGCGCACCGCCATTCTAGCCCGATACTTCGGTAAGGCCGGCACAAAGCCGCAAAAGCAAGCCATCAATGCGGCTATGCGGACCTTGCGCCGTGAGCATTCCCGGAGACTTAGAAATTTCCTGTGAAAGGGTGCAATATTTTCCCCTTATTTTTTCCCTTTAGCGGTTTTCCCTTCATTGCACGGCTTTCCGCTATATTCCTTGAAACCATTGGGACACAAGAGGTTTGCGGAACGGCTTTCACCCGATTTCCCCTAGATACAATGGTAGAACACAATGTATAGAAGTGCGCCCTTTGTTCCAAAGGGTGCATCACCCTTACGATAGAATATTTACTACACATTGCATTTTGCCAAAAATGTTTCCTTTAAATTTCTAACAATTCGCCTTTTGATATATTGCACTTGTCATTCCCAAAATAAATATACAAAGGAAAATTAGTCCGCACACGCAGACTTCTATGCGGAAATGATCTCGTACAGACTGCGGAAAACCAGGTGCGTAGGATATAGTTACATGGTCGCCAACATGCTTCCCAAATGCAAAAAATGTACGGTACTGTGTGTGATATGTAACACCTTCCACTGCATATGTACAGCGAATATATCGAATAACACTAGTCCTGGAATCGCTAGTTGTTCCGTAATCCAGTTTTTTGATAATACCCGATATTATAGCGTCAACCCGGATATAATCCTTTGTCCGATACCATTCCATACCTAAGGATACCACAATTGTGAGCAGTGCCAGGATACAGCATCCACGAACGATGTGATAAACCTGTATGGGTACATCAGCTCTTATTTTCATATTATTCCACCTATCCTTAATTCGAACGGGCCAGGGTAATCCCTCGGCCCGTTCTTCAGGCTATCCACTTACTGAAACAGTTCCGCTAAGGTGCATCTGTTGCTTGCCTAAGCAACCATTTCCGCGTTTTCATCTGAAATTTCCGTATTATTAGCTGGATTTTCAACATTATCAGACAGCTCATTGCTGTTGGAGGTTTCTGCCTCGTTGTTCAGAATGTTTTCTGAGATATCGGTCACGATTGTAAGCACTAACTCAGTAGCAGTGGTTTTGTCCCTCTCTACGACGAAGCTGACGCTGTTTGTGATATAGCCATCCTTGCATACTTCCAACACATAACTGCCAATAGGTAGAGAGGCGGAATATACGCCATCTTCCAACTCGCCGGAGGCAATTTCTTCATCATCTGCGTCCTTTAAAATGTAATTCACAGCCAAAGCACCACCTTCATCGTCCGTGATGGTGACTTCCACCATTCCTTCATCTTTCAGAACAGTTTCTTCAGGCACATCGTCCTTTGGTACGCTGGTGCTGGCGGCAATGATCTGGATTGCATCTTCCTCACTCAAAAGGTAGGTGCCATCGGCCTGGGCACGGACATCTAAAGAATCAGAATCACTGCTGTAGGAGAAGGTATTGACGGGTACAAGAGTATCTGTTGTGGGATTATAGTCAAACACATGCCATACTGTGCCGCCTTGGTTCGTGGGAATTGCAAATGTCCGGATAAGCGTGTCGCCGTTGTACACCTGCACAACCGCATTGGACATAGACATGACCTTAGAATTGGAGCTGTCCTGATTTGTAAAGTCATGTACATAGAAACTGTAAGCGCAGCCCATTTTAACCTCGTGGACCGTGGTTGTTTCAGGGCCATAGCTGTCAGTATCGTCACGATCCAAATCAGCCACAAGGGTGTTTGCGTCGTTGTAATAATCCCTGTCAGCATAATATATATGGAAAAGATCAGAGCCGCTGTCGGAGGTGGGGCCAAACAAGTGGGAATCCAAATCCCAGGGTTCCTCGTCCCAGGTCAGTACAATACGAAGAATACCATCACCCACACTGGTACTACCGGTAGGCGGCAGGGTAATGTGAGCACCAATCACTTTTGTTTCTGTCACAGTGATGGTAGCATAGGTAGTTATATAATCTTCCTTTTGAATCTCCAATGTATAGGTGCCTGGATTCAAAGTAAGGGTGTAGGTACTATCGCTAAATGTGCCACTGTCAAGACTAGAGCCGGTCTGAATATTCTGGCCGCTTCTTAAAACATAAGTTGTCGCGGAAACGCCCTCACCGGTAATGCCATTCATGATATCGCCAGTGAATGTCTGCGCACCAGTGTTGTTGCGGTCGACCATCAGGAAAGAAGGAAATTCTGTCACTCCCGTTCGTTCTACAACTTTGGTAGAAGCAAAAGTTTTGTAACCCGTAGCAGAAACCTCTACTTTGTAAGTTCCAGGCGTCACGTTATCCGCTGAGAAATTACCCTGTGCATCTGTATAACGTGTGCGAACCAGCGTAGCAATGGTGTAGTTTGGATCGTCCGGATGGTTTGGGTCATCTGTAACAGTATAGATATTGACTCTGGCATTCGGAATTGGTGTAGTCTGCTGATCCGCAGGAGCAACAAAACCGTGAATTGCCCCACGTCCAAATGTACATTCAGGTACAGCCTTTCCATTTTCCACATGGAATTTCAATTTGAAAGGATTGTTATGGTCATTTTTCAAATGTTCAAACTTCAATTCATATTGGAACCGGTCTTTTAGGAATCCCCCAATCAAAGTATCATCATCCATACTAGTTTCCCAGTATGCATACAGCGTAACGTCCCCACAGAGTAGGGTGTCGGTTACAAAAACATGGGGGGTAAAAGAAGCATTGAAACCAGCGCCGCCTTCCGTGGTAAAGCCAATTACATCAAAAATGCTGAACGCGGTGAGAATACCGCCGATCCCGATAACCGACACCTTAGCGCTTCCTTTAATCTCTAGAAAATCTAAGCTATCGTTGTAATCAAATATACCACGAAATGTTCCATTTTTATACTCAAATCCTTGTCGAGCATCAATTGTATAAGTAAGACTCAGTGTGCCTTTTGTGGAGATATTAAGATAGAAAACAAGGTCAACCGAAACGAAAGGTGCTACCTTAAAGGGGATACGTTTCAATTCAACTTTGTCGCCTTCCCATTTGGAGTTGGCTACAACATGGGAGGGCCTGGTAAAGTGTGGGGTTCCCAGTAAACTATCGCTTGTAATCTCATACCCTGTTTCCGCAATTGTATAGGTTAGAGTTTCTTGAATCTTGACTTTTTCCCCAACAGCGAATGTAAACTCATCAATCTTCATCCTTTTGATGTTGCCTTTCAGAATGAAGGTAACTTCGGGAATTTCAAGCTCAATGCTTCCGTTTAACCTCAAATTACCTGCTTTCCAATCATTAAGCTTGAACTTGAATGTACCAGGAATTTCCGTGCTTCCACCAAGGCGGGGTTGCATGGCGGTTTCCTCAAGAGAACCGTTGGGGTCATACTCAAACTCAAGTCCCTCCACCGGAGTTGTATCAAGCGCATCAACATCTACAACGCCACTTGATACAATGTCGACTTCATCCCATACCTCGGCCAATTCCGGTGTGGAGCACGTCAGTGTCCAGTTGCTACCACTGTCGGCGATACCGGAAACTTTTAATGCAATACCAGAAGGATAGTTACTGTTGGCGGGAAGTACGATGACATCCCCGGTCTTGAATTCCGTTACAGCTGTCTCAGCTTTTGGCAGAGTGACTGTATATGTATCAGCAGATTCTGTCACTGTGTACGTGGACACCTCGTTCAGCTCGTCTTTAAGGACACCTTCGGCATAGACGGTGTTGTCGTGCTCATCTTCCGGGTTCACCACAAGGGAGTCGTTGAGGGCATTGATTGCGGCAAAAATTGTGGTCGCATCCGCACCTGTCATGCCAGCTTTCGGCTCAAACCGGTTTCCCTTCAGTTCCAGGAAGTGGAAGCCCACCGCGATGGAAGCCTCGTTGGGGTAGGAGATGTTGCTGTAATCACTCCAGCTGGTGACATTATTGTAGAAATCACTGTCTGGTGTAGTCCCCTCGGTAAAACCCATGGCCCTTACCGCAGTATAAGCAGCAAACTCACGAGTGGCGGGATCGTCTGGCTTGAAGAGAGGTACATCCTGTTCCGGATCATCCAGGATGGCTGGGGGCAAGAAGCCGTAGCGCTCCGCCGTCTCAATGGCTACACCATACCTACTGTCTTCAATATCAGCATAGGAGTAGTTGACTTCATCAGCCTCGACATCCAAATTCATATCCAGCTTTTCGGCCAGCGCTTGGATCCATGCGCCTCGGGTGTAGTCACCAGAAACGCTAGGCGTACTGGGTATGCTTGGCGTGCTGGGAGTGCTAGAACCTCCACCGCTGCTATAGTCATAATCATTGCTGTCGCTGTCATCGCTCCAATGTGCATATAATGTCAAGTCAGAAGTGATCTTCTTATTGAAATCAAACCGTGTGCCGCCGGACTTTTCCGTATACCAGCCGCCAAAGGAATATCCACTTCGGCTGGGATTGGCGGGTGCGGTCACCGTGTTTCCGGCGGTTACCTGAAGTGTCTGATAGGTGCCTTTGCCACCGTAGTTGTAATCAAAGGTCACGGTATAGGTTGGCTTCGAGGTGTCCGGGGCGGGGTCGAGCGGTGCACCGGGGATAACATTCTCACAATACCGCATAAGAATGGCCGCAGCCTGGGCCCGGGTGGCGCCGCCTTTGGGCTCGAGGGTGTGGTCGCCAGTACCGGAGATGAGACTCTTGCCCACGGCCCAGCTCATGGCCTGCACCGCGTAAGGGCTGACCTGGGCGGCGTCGGGAAAGACTGAGATGTCCCCGGTAAAGGCACTGTCATAATCCTTGTATTGGGTGTAGCGATACAGGATCGTGGCCGCCTGCTCCCGGGTGACGGCATCCAAGGGGCCGAACGCCCCGTTCTCGTAGCCGTTGACGATGCCGTTGGCACTGGCCCACGCCACACCGTCGGTGTACCACTGCCCTGCGGGCACGTCCGTAAAGGCCGCGCCGGACGCGGCAGGCGTGTCCTCCAGCCGGTGAAGGATGGTCACGAGCATCCCCCGAGTCGTATCCACCCCCGGAGTGAACGCGCCGCCGCCGGTCCCCGTCATCATGCCCTTGTCCGAGACGTACTGGACTGCGGCATAGAACCAGTCAGCCTCCTTCACATCTGTGAACGAGGGTCCTCCTCCGCCTGCTGCCAGTGCCGTGCTTGGGAGCAGCCCAAGCACAACAGAAATTGCCAGCAGCAGGCAGAGGAAACGCTTTGCTTGTTTCATGGTACTTCTTCTCCTTTCAGATTTTTAATCTCATAAGCAAAAATATCTATGAGATTTATGTTATTTTAGCATGACTGGTCATATAATTCAAGCAGTATTTTAACTGTATAGGCAGGGACGATATGGACTACTACGCAATCGGTCAGAGAATCCGGAAATTTCGAAGGGCATGTGGTCTATCCCAGGAGGTGCTTGCTGAGCGGGTGGACATATCAGTGACCCATATGAGCCACATCGAGACAGGCCATACCAAGCTGAGCCTGCCGGTACTGGTAGCGCTGGCTGCGGTCCTGGAGACAAGCACGGACGATTTGCTCTATGATCAAGACCCTCCAGCTATATGCACTGTGGAAAAGGACAGGATCATGCGGACTTTGGACGGCTTCACACCCCAGCAGCTGAGATTGATCAATGATGTTTTACAAGCTGCGAAAGAGTCCTTGCAGCAATAGTGACCTTCCTGTGGAAAATATAGCGTATCATGCTTTCGGACTTTTTTCAAGATATTTCCTCTTTATTTTTACGGAATAGCAGGGGCGCTGTCTATCAGATACTTGCTACTACTTTACCGTACATGAGCATTTGCCCCTGGATTGTCCTGCCCGTATCCCTCCAACAGATTGATGCCGCCCCATACACACAGAGCGCCGCCCAGTCCGATCACGATAGTCTGCAAAGTAGTAACTGCGGAATTAAAAAATGCCATAAAATTCTCCTTTCTTGCCGCTTATGCGGCTGCCCGAAAATGGGTATAAAAAATGGCGGTCAGTTTTGATAACTGCCGCGGTCATAAGCCCGTCTGATTTGCGACGGATTCCCCACGCCGCCTAAATGTCTGCGGCGCAGCGGTATTCAGTTGTAAGGGTGTGCGGTTTCTGCCGCTGTTCGCCCTAAGAAGTAGGGGCGCGTATCATGTAGCCTGTGTTTACTGATTTGATGAAATTAGCACCTCCTTTTTAGGATTTATGTCTTTTGGTACAATGATTTTGTGGCAAAAAAAACGGCGTTCCTATTTCCCTATGAGGGGATTAGTAAACGCCGTCTATATGGTGTGTTATTTACTTGTTTTTTGGCTGTCACTCCTTGACTGCCTAACTGCAAAACCGGGCGGAGCTGTCAATGGCGGGCGAAGTGCCCGCTCATCTTGACCGTTGACTGGCTCGGCTGGATTTGCTATTTACTGCGCTGATGTTCTTCGGTCTCTCTTTTTTCCTTTTTATTTTTGCTCCACCATGTACCGGCCAATGAGCAACTCCCGCCTAAGATAAACACGACAAAAATAAT